ACCGAAACCGAGCGAGTGGCGGCGCTCAAGTCCGGCCTGTGCCATTGGCGGCCGACGGCCCCGGGGCCGGACCGGCACCCCGGCTTTCACATCGATGCCTTCATCTCGCTGATGATGAGCTACGAGGCGATTGCCGAGGACAAGATCAAGGCCGAGAAGCGCGGCGAGAAGGGGCGCAAAGACTTCACGAACCTGACCCTCGGCAGGCCGTTCCGCTTCCGGGGGGACGCGCCCGACTACGAGAAGCTCATGGCCCGCCGCGACCCAGAGGTGCGGCGCGGTCGCGTGCCTGCCGGTGGGCTGCTGCTCGTCGCGGCAGCCGACGTGCAGATGCGCGGCATCTGGCTAGAGATCATCGCCGTCGGCGCGGACCGGCAGACGTGGACCGTCGATGTCGACTATCTCGACGGCGACACGTCACACCCGATGGGCGAGGCGTTCCAGAGACTGCGCGCGGCGACGATCGACCGGACCTTCCGGGATGCGTGGGATCGGCCGAGGCGCCTCGATGCGCTTGCTGTCGACGCCGGCTATCGCTCGCACGTGGTCTATGCCTGGGTGCGCAACAACCAGCGCCTGCATCCGGACACCGGCCGCGATCTCATCCTCGCGGTCGATGGCCGCGATGGCTGGGGGCACCCGGCCATCGGCACACCGAAGCTCGTGGACATCGACCTCGATGGGCACAGGGTCAAGCAGGGCGCCAAGCTATGGCCGGTGGGGACGTGGCCCCTAAAGGGCTCGTTCTACGCTGACCTGCAGCTACAAGGCGTCATGTCGGGCCAGCCGGCCAACCCGCCGGGCTACTGCCACTTCGGAGCGTGGCTGGACGAGGCGTATTTCAAACAGCTGACGGACGAGCGACTGGAGGACGTGATCGTGCGCGGCCGGGTTGCCGGCCGGCGGTGGGTCGACACGGGCAACAACCACCTGCTCGACTGCCGCGTCTACAACATGGCGCTGGCCGAATATCTCGGCCTATCCACCATGACGCCGCAGGACTGGGCGGCCCTGGCACGGGCTCGCGGTCTTCCCGACGAACTCTCCAAATTCGACCTCTTCACACCGCGGTCGGCCTCGGCTGAGCCCGCGGAGGTGGTGCAGCCTCCTGAAACCGCCACGCCGGGTGTGCCCTCCGAGCCCGAGGGGGACGGCTGGATCAAGCCTAACAAGGACTGGATGAAACGCTGATGGCCTGGACTGAAGCGGATTGCAATGCCCTGCGCGAGGCCATTGTCCTCGGCGCGTCGAAAGTCCGGTACGCCGACGGCCGAGAGGTCACCTACCGGTCGCTCGAAGAGATGCGCTCGATCCTCCGGCAGATCGAGGACGAGCTTGCCGGACGCCGCGACGAGCGGACCTCCGTCGTCGCTCATCTGAGGTGGTAGGCTGTGAACATCATCGACCGGACCATCTCATTCTTCGCGCCTGAGGCAGGATTGCGCCGGGAGTTTGCGCGCAAGGTGCTCAGCGAGGTGCGCGTCTATGACGGCGCGCACATGGGCAGGCGCACCGAGAACTGGCGCGCTACGAACGCGTCGGCGAATGCGGCCATCAAGGGCAGCCTGCCGCGTCTGCGCGCGCGTTCGCGCGACGTGATGCGCAACACGTGGTGGGGACCGCGGATCCGCGAGGTGGTCGACAGCTATGCCGTCGGCTACGGGATCGTGCCGCGGTTCAAGACGGGGAACGCGTCTCTTGACCAGCGGGCGGCCAGGCTCTGGCGGGAATGGGGCAAGAGCTGCGATTTCGAGCAGCAGCTCGACATCAACGGCCTCATCTCCCTCGCGGTCGGGACCATCGTCGAGGCTGGCGAGGTTCTCATCCGCAAGGTGCCGGTGAGCCCTGCCGCAGGGCGCAAGGTGCCTCTCGAAATCCAGCTGCTCGAGCCCGATCACCTCGACGGCGCCCGCGATCAGCTGCGCGTGACGACTGATGGCATCATCGATCAGGGCATCGAATACCAGCGGGACGGTAAGCGCGTGGCCTACTGGCTGCTGCCCGAGCATCCAGGTGCCGCCGGCGGTCTGCATCGGCCGTCCGTGCGGGTGCCAGCCAGGGATATCCTGCACGTCTACCGCAAACTGAGGATCGGGCAGGGGCGCGGCGTGCCGTGGGTGGCACCCGTGCTGCTCAAAGGGCGCGATGTCGCCGATCTCGAGGAGGCAATCACCGTCAAGGCGCGCGTCGAGGCTTGCCTGTCGGTCTTCGTCAAGACGACCGATCCCGTGCGATCCATTGGTTCCTCGGTCCGTCACGAACCGGGCGGTCGCGGCGGGTCGCGACGGATTGAAACGCTCTCGCCGGGAACGGTGAACTATCTCGACCAGGGCGAGGAGATCGGCGTCGTGTCTCCCTCGTCGTCGCTGGCCTTCGATTCCGTGCTCATCAACACCTGGATGACGCTTGCCGCCGGGGCGGGCCTCACCTACGACCAGATGACCGGCGACCTCCGGCAGGCAAACTATTCGTCGCTCAAGGCGGGGGACCGGGGCTTCAAGCGGTTCATCGAGAAGTTCCAGCACCTGACACTGGTTCCCATGCTTCTCGATCCTCTCGCCGAGGCCTTTGCCGAGGCGGCCATGGACGCGGGGGCGCTGCCCCGTCGGGTCGGAGGTTATCCCGTCGAGTGGATCATGCCCGGCTGGGAGCCGATCGACCCGCTCAAGGACATGCAGGCGGACATTCTCGCTGTCCGCTCGGGGAGGATGACGTGGCCTCAGTTCGTGGCCGCGTGGGGGTTCGATCCGGACCAGCAGCTCGACGAGGTCGCTTCCTGGCAGCGGTCTCTGGACGAGAAAAAGGTCGTGCTCGACACCGACCCACGACGAGGCGCGCACGGCGTCAAGGGGGCCCCGTCCAGTGATGACCCATCTGCGAAGGATGAAGCCGATGCGGCAGAGCAATCTGGTTGAGATGCCGGCCACCCTGCCGATGCAGGTCCGGGTCGCGCCGGTGTCCTCGGCAGACGCCGAGGCGCGCACCGTAGAAGTCGTGTTCACCACGGGCGCGGCCGTCCGGCGCAGGCGGTGGACAGGCTGGGATACCTCGGTGCCGTTCGATGAAATTCTTGTCGTCAGCCGCGATGCGGTGGACCTGTCCCGGCTGAACGCGGGCGGTCCTGCGCTCGACAGCCATTCGATGTGGAGCACCTTCGCGCAGGTCGGCGTGGTCGATCGCGCCTGGATTGAGGGTGGGCAAGGGCGCGCCACCATCCGCTTCCCGTCGAAGGGCGTCGATGAGCGCGCAGACCGGATGTTCGCGATGGTCTCCGAAGGGATCATCCGCAACGTGTCGGTCGGTTACTCGGTGGACAAGGTCCGCGTCATCCCGCCCGAGAAGGTCGGCGATGTCGAGAAGCGCATCGTGGAGCGCTGGACGCCCCACGAAATCTCTTTCGTCACAGTGCCGGCGGACGCCGGGGCGCAGGTTCGGTCCCAGAGTACCGCCGCTTTTCCCGTCGAATTCATCACCCGGGCCGAGCCCGTCATTCAGGAGGAGCCTGCGATGCCTGAGCGCGTCGATTCCACGGCGGGCAGCGAGCCCGCTCCCATCGCTGAGCGTACCGCGCCGTCGCCGGTGGCGAAGGAGGATGCGGAGAAGCGTGCCGCTGCTGCGATCGAGGCTGAGCGCAAGCGCAGCGCGGAGATCACGGCTCTTGCGCAGCGCCACGACATGCCGGCGGATTTTGCGAGCCGGCACATCGCCGAGGGCACGCCGCTCGACCGGGTTCGCGAGCTGGTGCTCGAGGAGGTCGCCCAGCGCGCCGAGAAGACGCGGATTTCGCCGCGCACGCAGGTCGTCACCGACGAGGGCGATACCCTGCGCCGCGCCATCGAGGCGGCCGTGGCGCTGCGTGCGAACCCCCAAGCGATCGTGACGAACGACGAAGCGTCGCGAACGCTGGTCGCGGCCGCGCGCGAATGGCGCGGTATGTCGCTGCTCGAGATGGGGCGCGCTTTCGTTGAGGACACGCATGGTGTCCGCCTGCGCGGTCTCTCGAAGCGTGAGCTCGCTGGAGTCCTGCTTGGGCTGACGCGAGCCGCAGGCATGATGTCGACCTCCGACTTCCCGAACCTGCTCGCGAACGTCGCGTCAAAGCGGCTGCGCGACGCCTACCGTGCGGCGCCGCAAACGTGGCGGCCTCTCTGCAGGCAGTCCAATGCGCCCGACTTCAAGGAGCGGGCCATCGTCCAGCTCGCCGGCATGCCGGAGTTCCAGAGGGTCCGCGAGGGCGGCGAGTACACCTACGCCTCCCTGTCGGAGTCGGTGGAGCGGTACTCGATCGCGACCTATGGCCGGATCATCGCGATCACGCGCCAGACGCTCATCAATGACGATCTCGGTGCGTTCGACCGTCTGCCGAGCCTGTTCGGTCGCGCTGCCGCGGAGCTCGAGAATGACCTCGTGTGGGACATTCTCATGAGCAATCCGCAGATGAGCGACGGAAAGGCCCTCTTCCACACGGACCACAACAACCTCGCCTCCTCGGGCGGCGCGCCATCTGAGGCCACGGTGGAGGCTGCCGAGATCGCGATCGGCGAGCAGAGGGATGCTGCCGGCAAACCGATGAACCTGCGGCCCCGGTTCCTGATCGTGCCGCCGAAGTACAAGGTGGCGGCGCAGAAGCTGCTCGCGTCAGTGACGGCGACCAAGACTGGCGACGTCAACGTCTACCAGAATGCGATGGACCTCATCATCGAGCAGCGCCTGAAGCCCGCCAGCGGCACCGTGCCGTGGTTCATGGCGGTCGACCCTGCACAGTGGGATACGATCGAATACGCCTATCTCGAGGGCGAGGAGGGGCTCTACACCGAGGAGCGCATGGGCTTCGAGGTGGATGGCATCGAAATCAAGGGCCGCCTCGACTTCGGTGCGAAAGCCATCGACTACCGCGGCTTCTACAAGAACCCGGGCGTTTCCTGATCGCGGATCTGGACACGCCCCGCTGCTGAGACATCCGACGAAAGGCCACCTCCGGGTGGCCTTCGTCGTTATGGAGAACGGCCATGAAGAACTTCGTCCAAGTCGGCGATACGCTGACGTTCACCGCGCCCGCCGGCGGCGTCGTGTCTGGCGGCGCCTATCTCATCGGTGCCCTGCTCGTCGTCGCCGTTGCGTCCGCCGACGCCGGCGAGCCCTTCGAGGGCAAGGTCTCCGGTGTGTTCACGCTGCCCAAGGCTACGGGATCCGCCTGGACCGAAGGTGCTAAGCTCTACTGGAACGACACCAGCAGGTACGTGACCGTCACGGCGACGGACAACACGTTCATCGGGTACGCAGCCGCGGCGGCAGCTAGCGCCGCGACCGTCGGCAACGTGCTGCTGCGCCAGGCGGGCGTCTAGCGCCATGGCCTCGCTCTATGCGCGGCTCGACGCTGCAGCAGAGCGGGTGCAGCAGCGCGTTTTCGGCGAGCGGTGGCGCCTCATGCCGATGCGGCGCGCCGGCGTCAACAGCGCGCCCGGGCCTGACCCGGAGCGGCCGGAGCGAGAGGTGGTGGGCATCTTTCGCGATGCCCTGACCACGCTCTCTGTGCCCGATGCCTACGACCAGCGCACCGACAAGCGGCCCGGCATTGTGACAGGCGACCCCATTGTCGAGATCGACCCGCGCAACCAGGCGGGGCCGGCACTCGACGTGCGCGAGGGCGATGTGCTCGTGCGCCTCTCCGATGGTGTCACGTGGCGCATCGCCAATGCGCCTCCTGATGCCATGGGGCGGATACACTGCCGCGTCCTGCGGACCACGTGAACGCGGCGAGGGGGACCAATGAGCCTTCATCGTCTCGCCCTGCGGCTCGCCGCCGTGGAGGCGCTCTGCCCCGCCGCCTACGAGGCGACCGGTCCCTACCCGACGCTGGCGGGCTCCCTCGTCTACGACAGTCGGCAGGTGCCCATCGACCAGCTCGCGCCAGACAAGCCGCGCCCGGTGCTCCTCGTCTACACAGAGGAGGACAAGGGCACGCCGTGGGGGAGCGGTCGGCACAGGCCGGACGAGGTCCTGGTCACGCTTGTCGTCGAGGCACTGATCGCCGCTCGCGGTACGGTCCTCATCGACCTGCCGGACGGCAGTACAGACACGGTCGGGGTTGCTGACGTCGGCCCGACCGATCCGGAGCACGAGGCGCTGCTCGACGTGCTCGAGGCGCAGGTGCGATATATCCTGGACGCCCGACAGCCGGCCCCGTCGGCGGCACTTTATCGGCGCATCGCGATGGAAGTGCGGTCCGTCGAATCGGTGCCGCTGCGCGATGCGGAGAAGACGACGCGGCTCGCCTTCCGAACCATCTCGTTCTCGGTGCAGGTCAAAACCACGGAATGGCCGGCACCGGGGCAGCCTGCCGGATTGCCCGAGCCGCTGCGCACCGTTGCCGAGGCGCTGCCCGAGGGCAGCTATGGCCGCAGGATCTGCGACCGCGTCGCCGGACTGGTGCCGACGCCGCCCGGCCTCCTGCCGCTCGAGGCCGTCGACATCTTCGCGGGCATCGGCCGCATGCCGACCGCGGAGGATTATGACCTTCGCGCCCGTGTGCCTGGCGCAACGTGAGGACGACCAATGGCCCGCCGCATCTTTGCGCGTCTCGCCGACCCGGCGAGCAAGCTCCCCATGCCCGACCGCGACTTTCGCCTGTTCCCGGCGGAGGGGACGACGGTCGATGCCGACGACCCCTTCTGGATGGCGTGCCTCGCCGACGGATCGATCGTCGAGGCGGGTCTGCCGGACGAGGGCGCCGAGAAGGCGCCAGCCTCCAAGACGAAACGCTGAGGAGCTGAGGAACTGCCATGAGCATCGGTTTCAACTTCATCCCCGGCTCGGGGCTGGTCGCGCCGCTCTTTGCCTTCGAGGTCAATAGCGCAGGCTGGTACGACAGCGTTTCGCGCCTCGTCCTCTTCGGCCACAAGACGAGCGGGGGCTCGCTCGCTGACAACACGCCGTCCGTCGTCACGTCGCTGTCGGAGGCGGACGCCCTGGCCGGGCCCGGCTCGATGCTTCGGGAGATGTACCGCATCGCCGCGGCCAACGCGCCGGCGCAGGAGATCTGGATCGTGCCCGTGCCCGAGACCGGTACAGCACCGACATGGACCCTGACCGTGGGCTCGCCGCCGGCCACCGGCGGCGTCGGCATCATCGACATCTGCGGTGAGAGGCTGTCGGTGACGATCGCGCCGGGCGATGCCGCGGCCGACGTGGCGGCCGCGCTCGCGGCAGCGATCAACGGCTACTACAATGACCTGACTGGCGCCATGCTGCCCGTGACGGCCTCGGCGGCCTCGGAGGTCGTGACCGTCACCTCGCGCCACAAGGGCGCGATCATGGCCGAGGTTGACATCTTCGTGCCGACGACGGTCTCGGGCAACTTTTTCGCCACGTCTGGCGCGCTCACAGTCGCGACGGGTACGGCCGCCGCTGGCACCCCGTCTCTTGCCGCGGCGCTGGCTGCCCTCGGAGACGAGCCCGCCGACATGATCGTCAGCCCGTGGTCGGATGCGACCTCTCTGGACGCCTACGGCACGGCACTGTCGGATGTGTCGGGCCGGTGGTCGTGGATGCGACAGAGCTACGGCCACGTGATGTGCAGCAATACCGGCAACACCGCGTCGCAGTCGACGCTCGGCCTCGGGCGCAACGACCGGCACGTGACGATCATCCCACGGCTTGCCGGCTCCCCGCAGCCGTCCTGGCTGTGGGCAGCTG